GCTTATTCGTGAGAAATGGCCAGTCATCCGTGATACTGCGTGGTAGCCGTGTCCCATCATCGCTAGGACGGTAGAGACTCGTGGTCGGTGTTTGCTCACAAGAGCGAGAAGAACACTGACGTCCACATAAGAGACAAATAGTTCTCTCCAGGAAACTGGAGAAACGTCTTCGCCCTTATGTACGAAGCGTTTTGCGAACTCGAAAGAACCATTTCGAGAGACAAGCGACTTCGAAAGGTTAATTGGACACCCAACCTCTTTCATGATCTCAAGATACGACAGAGCAACTGCTTTATCAGCAATTACAATATCGTCTCCTAAGACTAGATAGAGACCGGGATACCAACTAACATTGGACCGAGCCATTGCCATCCAAACGATGCAATGATGAGTAAGCGCTAACATCGCCCATGACGATCGGGCCCCCATAGGTTGCCCTACCGCGTAAGTAACGGCCGTGACGAAAAGGTGACGAGTTTCTCGTCCCTTCTTGTCAATAATGGACCGTTGCTCACACCGTAGGTATGGGTTTTGGGGTTCCACTCCCAAGGCCTTCACTGTCGTGGCCCTCGAATCAGGTTGGTACGTCGGTAAGGTATACAGACGTCCAACCAGAAGCGAGGCCCAGGCCACAGCGATACGCTCATCGAGAAGTAAACCTAAGAGAATAGTTTGAAGGCTAAGTGGCAACCTATCAGTTGCTGCGGTTAAGTCCAACGAATACACACTTTTAGTACCTCGATCCTTCAATTGATTCGTAAATCGTTTGACAGAACCAAGTTGGTCAAATGTAGCATCCGAAGGAAGTAGCCGAAGCAGTGAGAAGATGTACTTATGCATGGGTGTCAACATCCATTGTGTGAATGCATCAACCATCGCAAACACCCGCACCTTACCAGCGGGTTCATCCTTAAAGGCCAAGCGACCGAGGTCACGAGGCTGATAAGGAAAACCTACTAATAAGGGGGTCAAGTATCCCAGGCTAACAAAAAGTCTTGCTAACCCGTTCGCCTTAACAAAGTTTGCAACAGTCCCCGCTACCTTCAGGGACCATTCTACCATTCCGAACTGGACATATGGATTTCTCCATGTGACCAGCGCCAAGAGAATACTAGAGATATGTGACGAAGGAGCACGGAAAGCTTTTTCCGGTCCTTCGCACGAAGCACTAGTACTTCCTCGACTCGGCAAATCTCTCGGTTCGTAAACCTGAGTTATTGCCGGTGGCTTAATAAATGCGATCATTGTACCGCAAGCACTAAGCCACTCGCCCATAAAGCTGTTCGATAATCGAACCCCGGGTTGGATAATTGTTTCAATTTTGGGTCTAGATGGAAATGGGAGGACTCGATAGAGCCCAAACATTGTCATCCAAAACTTAATATGAAACGCTGATCCTTTCCGGATGAACGCTCTATGGGTCTTCGGAATGATTCGTGGTAGTCCACATGCTGTAGTCGAAACCGCAGCCCCAAAATGTCGCGAGTCAAATCGCGGCTCTTGGGCACCAGCTGCTTGGATAAGAAGTAGTTGACAAGTCTTTAAGTACTTGACAAGGAACTTCATTCCAGACTTCCGGTAAATGGACACGACGTCTCTTAGATAAGAGATGCAAATCCGTACATAAGCCGTTGTCACGCCATCTCGTAGGAGGTACACCATCCGAATTAGATGGGATACCATCGGTCGTCCTCCTTTTACAGAGAACACCTCTTTAAAGTTGGGTGTCAATGCTTTCGCTACTCAAGGCGCAGTTCTTGTGAAGAAATTCATAAGCTTTGTCATGAGTGGGGGAAGTAATGGACCCTAATTAAACTTCGGTTTCCGCCACACTGAAGTGGCTGGGCCGCAGAGGCTACGTGCGTAGCGTAACAATCCTGGGTAGGATTGTTATGTTGGGACAATGGACGTTACTGCCTTCCATACTGGAGCCATACTAGCTCTATGCTATGGGGGCCCTGTCGAAGCTTCCACTCTCATAGTGGATGCCTCTTCCGGTCAGAACGTAATCCAGGATTCCCTCCAACGTTGGGCTTTAGTCCCTCAGCGAGTTGCCGCCTTCTCCTTTTGGGATAGGGTTAGGTCTCGCACGCGAATTACGGAGAGCCCTTCAGTACGTGATCCTGCCGCCTCCAGTGGTTGACTGGTGGTCTGTTGCAGCTCCGCTTCCTGGGTTAGTGAGGCCCATTCCGCCTATGCAAGGACTCAATCGGTTGGAGATCAGATCTTCACTGGTTGGGCGAAAGGTAGGATTTCATTTAAGAGATTCTACTCCGACAGGCATTCTCTGCGAATGGGTAATAGGGAACCTCCTTCCGAGAAGGGACTTCCTATTCCAAACTGAAGAGAAGATAACACTCTCAGCTAATATATTTAATTCCCTTTACTCTGAGAAGAGTTGAGGAAACCAGCAGAGGTAAGCAGTCTATCCAAAGACCAACGCTGCCTTGCAAGAGTCGGTAAGTAATTACTTACTCACAAACTAGAACAAAACAGCGCACGGGTGGCATAATGAGGCATCCCTCACACCCTGTTCAACGCGAATCAATCAGTAACTATCTGACGGTTCCGAGAGGAACTAGGTGAGCGAGAGCTCAC